GGTAAACTACCACTGTAAGTACCGTTATTATTTGCTGAACTGTCTGTTGCTGTTGAACCGCTACTTTCCTGTAAATGCCACACACCATAAGTATCACTCCACACCGCATTCCGCCCATACGTATCAGTAACGGCGTAGTCAGACCGCACGCCGTCATAATCACAATAGTTCACATCGGTGTCGGTCAACGATTCGATCAGACAATGAATTTCACCGACCGCAACAACTTCACGCGCACGTTCAACAACTTTTCCGCTGTCAGCATAAAACCGCGACGAATCAACTTCAGCTTGTGTTGTCATTCCTATTGCTGAAGGATCAATGAATTCCGGAAAATCCGCGAGTGTCGCGGCTACCTTCCCGGAAACTACTGTTGAAGATTTGAACGCCATGATTTTAATCTACATATGACGGATTAAAAGTGTCCATAACATCTTGACCAAGTGCTTTCATTTGATTCATCAAATCTTCACTAGGTGTCAGACCAAGACTTTTTGCACGTTCAGCCCGTTCCATGAACGCAGCAAGTCTTCGATCTTTTTCCGTCCATTCAGCTTTTGCTTTTGCGAACGCAACTTCTTCAACACTTGGTGTCGGTGCAACTTGCACTTCAGGCAATTTCGGTTCATATGCTTCACCATTTGGGGTTACTTCAAAATCAACTTGTGTTTTGTTCATTCGATTCTCGATCGAAATCAGTGTCTTGTCCATGAGTTCTTTTGATTCAATCGTGAACGGGATCGTCACTTCTTTTCCTGTTCCTTCTTGTGCAAGAACCGCCGTCACCGCGAGCATTAAGCGTTCGCCGGGGATCTTTGCGTCGATGTTCATCTTTGCGTCTACTGTTTTTGTTTTCCAAGCCATATTGTAAAAATTATTATGCTTCTTCTGCGACCGCGATCACGTCCCACTTTGTGTCGGTTGTATTATAAATCAATCCAACATAAATTGTTTTACTGATCACGGTTGTTGTCGGAAGCGTCACGCCGATCTCGCGATAAATTGCGTTCCAAGTGAGCGCGCGCGCTGTTCCGTTGTCTTTGATTCTGATAATTAAGCGTTCGCCGTGTGTTGGTGTTCCTGTGGGCACACCGAACGTCGCCGCGGCCGCAAGTGCCGTCAACACATACACGTCGGTTGTTGATACGTTCGGTGTCGGTGATGAACTTGAAGCGGTTGTTGTCACCCGGCGGGTGATTCGTTTGTTTGTGAGCGTTGCCGTCACTGAATCGTAATATGTTTTGATCCCGGCTTTGATATTCGCCCACGTCACCTTCTTCAAGACGTTTGCGGCCGCTGAATCGATCATCGCAAAAGTGTCAGCGTCAACCGGTGTTGTTTTTGCTATTGCACCGTGAACGCTCGATCCGACATTCGCCGCGTCGGTCACGTCCGCACCATTTTCGACATTGAGTGCTGATCGAAGTGCTGAAGCGGTGATCGAGCCATTAAGACCCGCCACGGCTTGCACCGCGTCTGTTTGATCGTGCTTTGACCAATTACCCGCGTACACCGTTGTTGAAGCGTTGTCAGCCTTTGCAACGATGTTGTCACCGATTGCAAATTCAATTCCGTCAACCGTTCCGGCTACTGATACATAATAGAATGCACCGATTTGAGATGTTCCACTTCCCGGGAACGTACCCGCTGAAGCGTCCCAATCGCCCTTGTACACCATGCCGTTTGCAAGTGCGGCGATATCCGATTCCATTTGATCGAGATCAACCGCTTGCGTGACGGTGATGAAATCGAGCGTGTTTTTGTACGCTGTGGTGAATTCTTCACCGGACAATGCGAGCGTGAGCGTGTTCCCTGCGTCGTCATACGTTGCGGTGATACCAACGCCACCGACAACCAATCCGTTTACGATATCTTCAATTTCTTCTTCAGTGAATCCGCCGGTACTTGTGACTTCAAGTGTGTATGTATTCAAAGCGTCGTCGTGAACGAACGTGATTCCGGAATGTGTTCCAGCGTCGAAGGCACTTGCGATCGTGTCGCGCACCTGTTCCGCGGTCAATCCCGATCCACCACCAGTTGATTCACCTTGCGGGGACACAACGAATTTGATTTCGCCGAATTCTTCGCGAAGTTTTTCAAAGTCACCTTCAATTGCAAGAAAACTTTCAAGCACTTTTCGAAGCCCGCGCACGTCACCGATCTTCAATGCTTGATTTGTATTCTTCAGTGAACGGATCTTCTTGACGATATCTTGTGCGGAATCGGGTGATCCGTTTTTTCCGGGAACACCCTGTTCACCCGGTTTTCCGGCCGGAATCTGTGCTACTTGTTGTGCAATAGATCGTGAAACGTCCGCAATTTGCTTCCGGATTGATTCAGACACTTGAAGCTGCGTCGGGTAGTCAACACCTTCACGCGGCATTTTGTCGAGAATGAATTGCTCGAATGATTCAAGATCTTGTTGTGTGAAATAGTCTTTTCCGCGAACGGGTGTGTACCCGTCTTGCCCTTCGATCTTTTCAAGCTGTTCAACATCAACGCCCGAAAGAATATCGAGCAATTCTTGTGTTGCTTGTTCAAATTCTTCGAGTGATTCAAAGATAACTTTTTCCGGATCGAGTAAAAATTCTTCGATCCGTTGCGTTCGTCCTTTCGGACTAGTTTGCTTTTTTTCGTTTTCCATATTTATGCAATAATTTTACCATTAAATCGGCGTTTCTGGCGGCGCGCAATGCCCGGCCGAAATTATTTGTTACCTTCAGTGTTTGTTTGTTTTTCATAGTTTTCAAGTGTTTCTTCGATTTCGTCTCCGGATAGTTCCCCGAGTTCGTTGTCGTCGATGATGATTTCAAGTTCTTTTTCCATAGTTTTTATTATAACCGAATAAATATTTTCCTATCAGTCGGAATACTGTCTTCAAGTTCCGACGCAATCACCCCTTTGAATCCTCTTTTTTTCAAAACGGAATTGAGTATATTTGCCGCTTGACGATATGAATCAATAAGATTTTTTGAATTCGGCCGGAAATTCTGTGTCAAAAATTGATAATCAGCTTTTGATCTGTCAAACAAGCCCATTGTCAATTCGATATCATCAAGCACCTGTTTTGCTGTTTGTTTTGTCTTTTTTGCAAGTTCTTTTGCAAAATCAGCAACGATATCTTTTTCAATGAATCCGGTTGCGTCATAAAAATTTGAAGTGTCTATTTTTTCACCTTTTACATTTCCGTATTTTTCAGCAACTTTTTTTGATTCAGCAAAATATGTACCGTCACCCCACGCCGCGGCTTTTCCACCTTCTTTTCCACCTTCCCCGCGGAACACTTCAATTTCAACATCATCAATCGATTTTTCAACCGCGCCGCCGGTAGTTTTCGCGTTTCCGATCTTACCTTCCGACACGATTTCATCAATGAATTCATGCGTTCGCGGTGATAGTTCTTTTAGCTTGTCGGGATTCAATCGATACATTGCATATGCTTCAGCAAAGACTTCTTTTTCAGCCCGGACGTACTTCACAAGTGCCGGCCGTGGCTTGAAGTAACCAACACCAGGAACAACCATTGTTTTTCCTTTGAACATCATCATCAATTGATCGTCAGTGACACCGTAAGATTCAACCGTCGGTTTCATCATGCGTGCGAACCGTTCGAATGCGAGCGCGTCGCGTTCGGTTTTCTTGATTCCCCAACCGGTATTTCGAACAAAGTCTTGTACTTCACGAACACCACCGGCCGCGCCGTAATCTTTCGTGAACATACGCTTTTTGTAGTCGATTGCATGACCGGTTTCGTGATAGAAAGTTTGCATGATTCGAGCCATTGACCAACCGTCACGGGGAACAAACGTGATCCCGCCGGTGTCCGGTGAATAGAATGCGACCGGTTGTTTTGGACTTTTCCGACCGGTTCGCGTTTTCATTGTTTTAACTTGCAATCGGAAATCTAAATCGTTAAATAACTTTGATTCGATACTGTTCAACGGAAGTTTTGTTCCAAAGAGATCAATTTCATTTTCGGAAATCTTGACCGGTTTCGTGAAATCAACATCAGCTTTGATATCTTGATCACCGATTGATTTTAGAACTTCCGAATCCGGGGAAGTGCCGAACCCTGTTCCGCGATCTGCAAGATCTTCCACAACATCGTCCGATTTTATCGGCGATCCACCTGTTCGAACCGGTGCGTCAACATTTTTCCCATACAGGAACATTTGTCGGATTAGTTCATCTTTGTCGTTCATCGCCTTCGTGACTTCTTTTGTGATGAAGCCGCCCGCCGATCGAGCTAAGAAAGCCGGACTGAACGCACCCGCTGCGAGATCAGCCGCACTTGTAACATCGGAAATGCTTGAAGCAAGCCCGTTTCCTTTTTGTGCTTCGAATACCGCCCGGTGAACAACGTCGTCTTCGATCTTCTTCAGATCGGCATACTGCGCTTTCAGATCTTTGAATGAACCGCTTCCAAGATCATCAACAACATCATCGGTCAGCTTTCGAAGATTGTTGACCAATAGGAAATCAATCACGTCGTCCGCGTTTGTTCGCGCACCGCGGAATTGCGGCTGAAGCGCAGCGTTCAAGTCAGCGATCAGATCTTGTGCGCCGTTTGCACTCACTTTTTTGACGATGATATTCCCGTCGGGTGTTTCGACAATCAATTCAGATTTTGCACGCTCGATCGCTTTTCGAAGTGGGGAACTGAATGAAGCCCGTTCGGTTGTCGCGAGTTTGTCGAGTTCATCAACAATTGATTGAAGATCGATTTCACGTTTTGCTTTTCCAGCCGCTTCAAGGCCTTCTTCGATCTGTGAAAAGATTGCTTTCTTTTCGATACTGATCACACCGGCGAAGTCTGCAATGTCTTCAACATCGTATTTCTTCGCGAGTTCTGGAACAAGACGTTTCACCGCTTCATCGATCTGATTGATATTTGCGATCGTTTTGTTTTTCTTCTTCACACCCGGAACAATCCCGGTTTTGTATAATTCGAGAATGTTTTCAAGTGCTGTTTTTTGATCACTTGTTGCGATTCGAACAATCCTTCGATCGTTTGCACCTTGCACACGATTCGCGATCGCAGCCGGTACGTTTCGCACGTTTTCCGCGGTTTTCATAACACCTTCAATCGCGCCGTCTGATAATCGTTCAACAATATTTGTCGCACCAGCCGTAGCGCTGTCAATTTGCCCGAGCGTTCCTGTGAGATACGCTTCCGCGATTTCAACCGCGCCGTCCTGATTCACGGCTTCATCAATATTTTTGATATATTCTTTGAAAAGAATTTGATCTTCCGGTGTCAGATCAAAATCGTCGAGCATTGGAAGAACTGAATCTTCAAAATTCCCGTCCCGGATCATTGCTTTGAGTTCATCAAGCCGACCCGTGACATCGGTGTTCGCGGTTGCATTCTTTGTGATCAATTGCTCGATACCTTTGAAACCTTCATCGATCTGCGTTGCGACCGGATTGTTCGGTGCGGTTGTTTTGAAGTAGTCAGTCAATCGACCCGCCCGACGTGTTGAATCGATCCCCTGATCGACAACCCTTTTTCCATTTGAAATGATTGTATTTTTGAGCGACTGCGCGGTTGCCTTGCGGGGAAGTGCGGTCAATCCGAACAGATCGAGCAAATTGACTATTTCGCCGGGTGCGCCGCCGTTTCTTTCATTAAATTCCGATCCTTTTTCGACAAGGTATTGACCGACATCTGAATTCACCGCGTCCGATAGTACCGGCGCAAGTGATCCTGAAACAGATTCCCCGATGAGATCGTCGGCTGTTTCAAGAAATGCAAAACCCGCACGTCCGATCCCTTTTCCGAACGCTGAACCGTATGTCAACGGTTTTTTGTTGTCAGCATATTGTTGACCAAGGCGCGCGCGTTCACCGCCGACATCGGGATCAATTGAAGGATCAGCGGTGCTTTGAAAAATGTTTTTGTCTTTTTCATACTGTTCTTTCGCACCTTTGAATGTGAACGCGTCAGCCACACCGCCGGCAACTTCATTCACAAGCCCGCCTTTTCCGAAAATGATTCTGTCCATTCCTTCGTTTGAAAGTGGGGAATATTTTGTGTCACCGGTTTGAAGTGCCAAAGACAAAGCCCGTTCCGGCGGCATACCTGTAGAACGATACGTGTTGTATTGCTTTTTCTGCTTTTCATCAAGCGGCTTTGGTTGTTGTGTGTTTGGATTCATATTTATGAAAGAAGAAGATTTGCTTCGCGCATTCGACGTTGCGCTAGGCCGCTGTTATATACCAGTTCACCCGATTGCGGATCGGTGTGTTTGTTGAAGGCCAACATCAATCGTCCGGCTTTTTCATTTTGACCGCTATTCACTAGCGACAAGATCTGTCGGCCGGTCGGTGTTTGCCACACACCCGAGCCGAGATTGTATTCAAACGAAGTCAGTGCAGCGAACTGATTTGAAGTCATTTCTGAATCGATCGATTCAGCAAAATTTGTATAGTTTTGAACTACACTTTGTTGCATAAGTGTTTCGGCCTGTGTTTCCGTCAATCGATCGCCCGGTTGTACCGGTCGGCCGTTGATTTGTGTGTTACCGATTCCGATTGTCCAGACGCCCGCTTGATCTTGATACGCTTCAGTTCGAAGCCCTTCTTCTTCACGAAGAAGATTGAACGCGGTGTCGAGATTCCCGGGATTCTTGATTTCTTCTTCAGCATAGTTTTGAGTTTCAGACAACGGTGTTTTTTTCAGATCTTGATATAGTTTTTCGATCGTATCAAAGTCTTCTTCGTTGTCGGCGTCCATATTCACGAAACCGCCTTCAGCGTACTTTTCCGAACCAATTTGTTCGGCGATGTATACCTTCATCGAAGCAACACGCAAGGTTTCCATTGCGGTTTTGAATTCACCTTCATCAAGATTTGACTTCCCGCTTGCTTTTCCTTCACCGTTTTCAACCGACCCGAGCGCGATCGCTGCGCTTCCGAGAATTGCGAGTTCTTTTTCTGAAATCGCACCGAGTGTTCCGCCGGCTGCTTTCAGTTCAAGCAATTTGTCGAGTGTCTTTTGTGAAACAAGTTTTTTGAAGTTTGCCCGGAACTTGTTTGATTCTTTTCCGAATGAAAATCCCGGAATAGATAAATCCATTCGGCCGAACGCACCTTCACCGACTGAAGTTTTCAACCCGGCTGTGTCGTCAAGCATTGCTTCGATCAGATCGATCGTTGAATTTGCTGATTGAAGATTTGTGCTTTTTATTTTGAACGCTTCTTGTTGTTCCGCTGTCATTGTATTTTTTCGATCGTTGAATGTTGTGAATCGATCATACGAATCATCGTCGAGATACAACGCAGCGTCTTCTTCACTCATGTTCGTCCAATTGGACGGGGAAGAATTTTCATATGACATGCCGAGCAATTCGTCGGTTGACATTTCTATCATTCCCGACATACCCCGGCCGGACTTCGCAAATTCCTTCAAAAGATCGCTTCGAAGCGCGTTGTCAGTTTTGCTCGCGTCGAGCATAAGATCATATTGAAATTTCTGAAATTCAGCCGCTTCTTTTTGTTCAGCCGTGATAATATCAGCATATGCTTTTTGAACGGTTTCGAGTTGACCGACTTTTTCTTCATAGAGATATTGATCACGTTCATTTTCACCCTTCAGTTGTGAATCAATGACTGCGAGATTCGTTTCGATTGTGTCAGCTAGTCGGGACGTAGATCTTGACGCTGCAAGTTGTTCAAGCGCGTTCTTTTCAAGTGCCGGCCGTGTGAGTTGCCCGAATTCAGTTTTTGTCGCTTGTCTTCCCCGTAGTTTTTGCCGACCTTCGATCGGGATTTCGAGTTCACGATCTTGTGCAACACGAAGATCGTCTTTCAGCTTGTTCAGCGTCCGCATATCATCAAAGACCCCGGCTTCCTCATACGCGTCGGATCGGTTTTGACCCTGCATTGACATCTTTTCTTCAAGCGTTCGGATCTCGCTTGTCAGTGAACTTGCTGTGTCTTCAAACGTATTTGATCCGGCCGAATCGGGAACAGACTGTTCTTCCGGTGCAACAAACGTCCCGGTGTTCTGAAATTGACTAGCCGCAGCAACAAGCCCGGGATCACGACCCCCGATTTCATTCATAGTTGACTGATCAGCCTTCCCGGAAAAAGCGATTGAAACGTCGCGAAGATTTGATTGCGGGATCGTTACCGGTTCAACTTCTTGAACTTGCGAAATATCAGCTTCACCGCGTTCATTGACAACACTTTGAATTTGCAACGCTTGTTGCTTGATTGATTCGAGTTCTTTTTGAATTTGTTGTGGTGTTTTTGCCATATTAGGTGATTTGTGAAGTGAAGTATGATCGCAATTGTTCGATTGATCGACCGAACATTTCCGGAACTGTCTTTCGAACGATTTTTGTGATTTCTTCAGTACGATCGAGCCTATCGGCTTTGATCATGTTTCGGATTTCCTGTTTGTCTTCATTCGAAAGTGCCATATGTATATTCTAGCATTATGCGAGTGTGTTTCTTGATAAATAACTGTACGCATACCACGCGGCAATCACCGAAAAACCGCGCTTTGATACGAACTTGAATTGAATTTCATTGAATTCCGGAAGTGGGGAATCGTCCGGAAGCTGCGTGATCATATATCGTTGTTCCGGAAGACCTTGCGTGTCGGACGCGTATTCAGTATCTTGATCGCGATTTTGATTCACATTGTCTTTGACCTTTTCAGCCGTGACGTTCATCAATAGCGTCCAACCGTCGCGTTCTGATACTCGATAGTACACATCAAGTTCTTCACCGGTCACGGGATCGGAAGCGTCGTCGGTTTGTTCATAAAGTTTTTCAAACGAAACCGCGAACGCGTCGAGTTTGTGCAAATTATATGAATTGTTCAAGAAGTTCGTGATGTATTCAGTATTAGTGAACGCTTCATAATCATCATAATCCTCATCGGTAGTATATTGTCGCAGAATCAACGCTTCTTCCGCACCTCCACCGCGGTGCGCGTACACTACCGCGTCATAGAATATTCGAACAATATGAACGTCGCCGTATGTCGTGTCGTCCGGTTCAGCAACAACTTCAATCGCGCCGTCTGATCGAACTTCATAAATAAAGTTTTTATATAGTTCAGCATTCGCGGTGTCGTCATTTTTCGTGACACTGAAAATCATTTTGTCACTTCCGACGTGCTGCCCTGTTTCGTCTTCGTAATCAATTGAACTGTCACACTTGATCGAGTTCAGTTCGACAAATTTTTCTCCGTCATAGACTGAAGAAACCATTCGCGATTTGAATTCTTTCGGATTCGAACCGTTCCCGACCCCGGTGATGAGTATCACCCGGCCTTCAACAACACCACCGGCGATCAGTTTCGAATTCTTGATCAAAAGTCGTTTGTCAAAAAGATCGGTGTCACTTTTATCCCAAAGAAGAACAACAACGTCCTTCCCTTGTTGTCCGAAAATAACCATTTGGTCATTGTAGAAATCCACAAACAACGGCGTCATGCCAAGATTGTTGAATTTTACAAGCGGCGCGTCGTTGTCAATTGAACTATAGATTTCATTCGAAGACAACCACCAATAGTACAGACCGTCAAAACCGGCGATCCGTGGCCTTGCGTCAGTAAAAACACCGTCGCTGTCTGGTGCATTACTATTCTGGTGATTGATACCCCGCACTGTATCGTCATCAAAACAAGCTCGAACACCGGATTTACCCATTGTTCCGCATTCATAATCAAGACCCGAAAGAAATGTGTTTGATTCACTGTTTGACCCGAGATTATAGAATCGAGTGTTCGAGCCGTCTTCAACAATCACTTTGATATCAAACCTGTCTTCATCTGATCCGATAATGTCATAAATTCTTTTTGAAGTAAGTTCTGTTTGACTTGGATTTATTTGAGTAAAATCAACAGTCGGGAACAATCCTTTTGTTCGTGCATTGAAACACCTTTTTCGAAGATACGCGAAACCTCCCGATCGCTTGTCGATCGTCATTGAGTTGAAAAATTCGATTTCGCGTTTTACGTCCGACATATTATCTGTAGTTTCCAGTTACTTCATCATCATTCACGAACGCTGAATTCAGCGCACTTTCGCGCCCGAAATGATTGTTGAATAACGCCATGACTTCATCGAGTTCGTCTTTGAGATACGCGGATCGATCCTTCTTGTATTTTCGCGACGCCCGGTGTGCCGGCTGCAACCATAGAAGATCGTGCGCGAATTCTGGAAGCCAATCCGGTGAAGGCCACCCGGAAACAAGATCATAGTCAGCGACCGTGAATTGTGTGATCGCACCGCGAGCGTATGTGACCCGAAGTGTTCCGGCATACCCTTCTTCAATGAAGATTTGTTTTGAGTTTGCCCAAAAACGCATTTCACCGAAGTTCACGCCGGCGATCAATCGCGACTGATCGAACGGAACTGATGTGAATGCTGAAGAATTTTCGTGCTGAAAATCAACCCGCTGGATCGGTGCGTCGTCGATCGTTCGTGCGAATGTATTTGATCCGGCAACAACGGTGAATTCTTCACTGTTATCTTCCGCGGCACTGATCGGAACTTTTGATCCGATCTGCACCGTCTTTTCAATATTTCGCAGATAAAAAGAATTGACGTCAACAATCCGATCCGCGACCGAATATGTATTCGCTTGAACGTCGGATTCCTTCAGAATTTTGTCAACAATTTCTTTTATGTGCATATGATCGAAATATTATTTTGCCGGACGTTGTGCGCCCTATAAGTCAACCGACGAATCGGTTGACTGAAGGATTCACTACGCTTGCAATCGAGTTGATACAAGTGTTGCAACATCGGCGAAGATCCCGTTCTTCCCCTTTGTTTGTGCGTACATATACCAAGTCTTTTCGAGCATTGCGTCACCGTGAGTGATATCAAGATCGTCTGATCCAGAACCACTGTCGCCGTCGTCGTAAGTTGTTGAACCGACGTATTCGCCCATTCCAACTTCGATCATATCTTCACGGAATGCCATTGCTAGCGCACCCCCTGTTCCGTAGATCAGACGTTTTGCGTTGTCAGCGGCACTTCCCATGTTGATAACGGTCACACCATAAGGTGTTTCAACCATTCGTCCTTCGATACCCTTCAGTGAAGATTGTCCAACGATTGAAGCAACCTTTGAAGTGATGTTCACGTATGCGTCCCGTCCAGCTAGAACGAATGCTTTTCCGTGTTTTTCACTTCGCTTAATTGTCGCACCGTCAACTTTTTGCTTCAGACCAACCGCAGCTTGTTCCGCGTCGGCTGCAACACCTACCAAGAAAGTTTGCACAAGTGCATTTGTTGATAGATCTTCAGTCCCCGCAACCACCGTTGCGGCTGCAACAAAATCTGCACACGCTTGTGTGTTCAATTTCTTCAATACTGAAGCGTAGAGATCACCACGGATTTCACCTTGGATATCCCACTTCGCGTATGAAAGTTCTTCTTCGTAGTCAGTGATCGCATTTCCGATCTTTCGATCAAGAACTAGTTCATCGACTGCGAGTGATAATGTACCAAGTGGTACGCGTCCGTTTTGTGTGTGTGCTTTCGCAACGGTCACACTTGTGTACGGTGACACAATGTTCTTCGCCTTTGAAATCAGTGTTGTTGCCACTGGAGCGAAGATATTCTTCGATTCCACGACAGATCGAAATTCCTGCTTGAACATGCCTTGTTTTGCGGCCGTGTCCTTTGTAAGTGTAATTGACATAGTAAAATAGTCTAAATTCGATTAAATTCGAACCGTGTGACTATTCACTGATCGCCAATGATTATCGAAGCGCAGACATATTCGAAAGATTGTCATCGACAAGTGCTTTTCGAATTTCTGGATCTTCTGGAACTTCGCCGGTTGCGCGTGCGTTTGCAATCGCTTCCTTTTTTGTGCGAAGTTTTACATCATCGGGATCGTTTTCGTCGATCACGGCGGTTGCATTACCGTCAGCTTGAAGTGCTTCAAGTTCTGCCTTCACCGCCGGGTGATCAAGTGCTTCCGCATAATTCTTGACCTTCCCGTTTTCGACATACCATTGAAGAACTTTCTGTTCATCGGAATCAAGTTCAAATTCAGTCTTTCGTGAAAGTGTGAGCAAATCGCCCTGTGCAACTTGCTTTGTTTCACTAGATTTGTCTTCCGGTGCATTATTCGAGCTTTCAGAATTGAATGCTTTTTCTTGCGCTTTCTGTAATCGTTTGACTTGATTATCGCGAATCTGATCGGGTGACTGTTTGTTTGATTCCTTCACTTGAACTTCAAGTTTTTCGGCATGTGCGGTGATTTCGTCAGTTGACATTGATTCAAGTTCCGTTTCTGTCAGTTGTTTCAAGTCATTTGAAGAATCCGCATTCTGATCAGCATTCTGATCAGTGTTTGGATTTTCGTCGTTTTGATTTGTCATAAATCGAAGTTTTAAGAGTGTTTTGATTATTTGCCGGGATTCCCTACCCCGGTTCTAAATAAGAGATTTCCGCTTTCACGTCTATCAATAAACCTTGCTTGAATTATAGCACACCGATTCCCGGGTGTGTCTACAGGTTCGGCGCAAGTGTACGTTCCTGTTCTTCTTGCGCTTCTTCGAATTCTTCTGTGTGTTTTTCTTCTTCGAATTCAGCTTGATTTTTTGCTTCAAGTGCTTCCGCTTTGTTTTCTTTTTTGAAGTTTCGCAATCGAGCGTATGTGTTCAACAATGCCATTCTGATTCGTTCATCGGCCATTTGTGACACCGCTGTTTCAATCGCATACGCTTCACGATCTGCAATACTTGCTTCGATCAACTTGTGCGGAGACTTGAATGTGATCCCGGCTTCATTCGGTGTGTGAATCCCGAGCATTTTTCGCAGCAACAAAAAGTCTTCCGGCGTTTCGAACATTTCGTTCAATCGCTCGAAGTCTTTTTCAGTGACTTCATATTGATCAGAATACAAAAAAATCGAGTTGATTTCTTTTTGCTGATCTTCAGTCAACGAAAAATCGGGTGTTTTTGTTTCTTCAATCATAAACTATGCTTGTGTATTTGGTTCTGGATCTGCTTGATTTGATTCGCCTTGTGGCACACTTTGACTTGATACTGGATCAGCTTCGACTTCATTTTCGACTTCATTTTCGATAGTGTTTTCATTTGTTGGTTCATTTTGAATTGTCGCTTCATCGACAACCGGTGATTCAGCTTCAGCAGCTTTTTTCATTGCGCCGCTCCCTTGCACTGTGAATGATTCTCGATCGACGATTCCGTTTCGGATATCTCGCGCCATTTCCTGCACAATCACAATGTTGAATCCGGCTGCAATAGCGGTGTCAATTTTGTTTTCATCTTCTGATAATAGAATGTTCGCCAATTCTACCTTTCGCGGATTTGCGAGTGCTGATAGAAATTCGGCTTCTGTTCGTGAATTGTTTCCGTTCATAAGACTTAATTTGAATTATTAAATACAACTTGAATTATATCACCTATTGTGACAGTTCAACGAGCAAGTTGTCAATTTCGATCGGTTCAAGACCGGCTTCGAATTCAGCTTCTTTTTTGATAAGTGACACAAAGAACGGATCTTGGAATTGCTGCGGATTATTTTGATACTGCGCCCGAAGTTCACGAATGAATGCAACCGTCTGTGCTTTGTTGACTTTTTCACCGGTGATGAATGTTCTGATCCCTTGCACATCTTCACGAAGTTGCTGAAGAAGATCGCCCGAAACAAGCGGCTTGCCTTTCATTTCACGTTTAACTTCTTCTTTCGCCAATCCCATATTGAACGGTTCGTTGTTGATCACGGCGTCGATCTGCTTTAAGGCGACCATGTAGTTGACGACGTTCTTTTCAACCAACTTGATATCGTTCTGATCGAGATAATCACGAAGATTGTCAGCGGAATCAAACACGCGCAAAAGGTACGGTGTGAATCGTTCTTTGTATACGATACCGATGAAATTCGCATATTTCTTTTGAACTTCTTTGTGAACTGAAGATTGATTTTCAGCAAGAAGATTTCCGAGTGCGCCGGACGTTCCGGACGGAAGTGTTTCACCCTGTAGTGCGTCACCGACGTTCAAATCAGTTCCGACCGAATTGATAATTTCCCCGAGCTGCGCGTTGATCAAGTTCGCTTGCTTCACACCGCCGGTATCAAGTGCGCTGATCGGATTTCCCTTGTGACCAAGAATCGCAGACGACTTCATTTTGATCACTTCTTTTCCGACGTATGAATCACGTTCATTATCCATTTGCTTTTGAAATGCAAGAACCGACGCAATTTCCATGACACGATCCATTCGTTCACGGTTCACTTTTGATTGCACAAGTCGATTGAAGATCGATTCGTTGTACCCGACACCGAGCGCGTCCGGGAATCCCTTTCGTTTTTTACGATCGAACTTGAAGTATGAAACAAGCTGCGTTTTTGTTGTGTGCGTATAATAGACTTCTTCACGATCAAGATCGACGATTGAAATTCGTTGTCCACCGTCCGGAAGATCTTCCGTTGTCTGATAGAAGGTGATTTCGTTTTCGACATCATTGATAGCGGTTTCGTTCTGAAGTATCAATCGAGCGTCGGCGTCATACTTTTCATTACTGAAGACCCACTTGCGAGATTTCCGCATTCGTTCCGCTTTCAATCCGTCTTTGAAGTTGTATTGATTGAAGATCATGTTCAACGGATCGATCGATTGAACTTTCAATTGTTTTTCAACTTCCCACACTTTCAAGAATCCCGATCCAAAGTCAGCGGCGTCGTCAACCACTTCATCAAGATCTTCCGCGAAATCATTGTCTTCGAGCATTTTTCGGTTCGCAGCTTTCGGAATGAATCGGCCAAGTGTTGACGCGCCGGGGATATTGAAATTCAGATCGACGATATCAAGTCGGATCTGTTCTTTGATCTTTTCGATTTCGCCGCGTGCTTCATAGATGAAGGTATTTCGGTTGTTCTTCCCGAGTAGATCGGGATTCTTCACATCGACGCTGTTCAAATATAGAAAAATAACTTCAAGAAAAGCCCGCGTCCGGAATTTATATCCCATTGACGCTTCAAGTGCGCCTTCGTTGTAATCGGTGATCGTTTTTTGCGCTTGCTTCAAAACTGAAGTTTTTGTTTCAAGATCAATCATATTGTGAAATTATTATACACCATTACCGAACAGAATCTTGTTCATCGGCAAAAACTGAAGCGACAACACTCGCGATTCGTGCGTCTGATACCTGTGACGGCCGATCAATTGAAATATGACTGGCCTTGTACAATCCGACAATTCCCGACATCAACAAGTCGAAGTGACCGCCGCTTCCGTCTTTTTGAACAACTTTCAAAACGTCGTCTGAAGGATATTCAAGAACTTGACTGTACATTGCTTTTGATCTGATTGTGATCAATTTATCGACAAGCAACCGTTTCCCGTGTAGGAACATATCCGGTTTTGTCTTCAAGTTCGTATTGACCCCGTATTCATACGCCGGCGTGCCGTCAGCTTCAAGCCCTTTTTCGATCCGATAGATGTTGCTATATACCGGACGCATGAATGCGATGATTTCATTCCCGGGGTAGTTGTTTTCGGGAATGACGATCGCGGTGTTGTAGCGTTGACCGAGATTCGCGAGAATCTTCGCAAATTCTTCCGGCTTCACCTTCTTTGATTTGAAGTTCGCAACTTCTTCATATCGCAAGCCGGACGTCTTCCACACCGTCGCAGACGATTCATCTGCGCCGACACCTTTCGCGCCATCAACACCGATCACGTACACTTCGTTTGAAAGTGCTTCTTCGAGAATCAACAACCCTTCAGCGGTTCGACCTGATTCACCGATCAATCGTTCTTCGTCGATATACGCGAGAATTTGATCGTCAAAGTACACGCTCGATCGTTTCGGATTGTTCAAATATTCAGTTTCAAAGTTTTCGGAATTGCGTTGAATTGATTCGATTGATTTCCGAACGACACCTTGTTCGGACAGTTCACGTTCTTCAACGTCAGATCGACAATACTTCCCCGGCCAAGTTGGATTCCCGATCCCGTCGAGAATCGGAATGTCGAGAATAAAAACACCGGGATCATCTTTGTACTTCCGCAGCATTCGAGCGACATTCCCACGTAGCGACAAGAAGTTCCCGAGCAACAACCAATACCCGGATATTTGATCCATACCGTCGATCGTGGCGTTCATTACGGATTCAATGCTTTGTGTCGCAGCAATTGATCGAACGGTGTTTTCGTTTTCGATATCATCGAAGATTGTTTTCTTCGGACGTTTGTTTTCAACTTCCCCGTATTCATCAACGTCCATTTGCACCGCACCACGTTTCGACTTTCGAGCTGAAGACGCAGAATATGTCACGCCGGTTGTTGTCGTGAACTTCGACATCGTTTGTGATTCCTTCTTCTTGTTTGTTGTCGCTTGTGAAATTGTATTCGGGTGATACTTCGCCACCTTCGAGAATGCAAATGTGTTGAACATATCCATGTTGAACTGATCGGACGATGAACCGTCTTCAGATACGACGTTGATATAATCGATCACATCTTTCAAATACAACGTCAAATATGTTTCATTGAATTTGACGCGTGTTGTTTTTGCACTTTCACGAAAACCAACAATGATCATTCCGTGATACCGGGGACGACCGAAATTCAAATATGAATGAACTTGTTCGGCGTGCGCTCGATCGATCTTTTTGTGATCATCGGAATCTTCAAACTTCAGTGACGCATAAAACTTCAACCGAATGAAGATCCGGATTTTTTCGTATATCTGATCGACCGAATCAGTCTTCAGCGGTTCAAGAACTTTCGCCACGGTTGCGGCCGCTTCGAGATCACCTTTTTCAGCGGCGACAATGACCGGTTTCAATTTATCCCTATTCATTGCTTTCGAGAATATCGGCTGCTTTTGCTTCGACAACGCCGATCTGAAGTTTATCGTTCTTTGTTGTCAGATCAGTTTCAGTTCGATCGACCCACTTGAAATTGTTCTTCAAGTTGAAGATGATCCCGGTGACTTGTGATTGACGGTGAAGCCCTTCTTCATTGTAGTTTTCAATAATTTGCTTCGCCTTTTTTATAGCGTTGGAAAATTCCTTGCGATCTTCCTTGTTTTCGTAGTCGAGCAAAACGTCGCGACTTGTATCAAGATGAACCGCAAGCCCTGTGACGGTGAACGGACGAATTTGTGTATATGTAAAATTACCTTCGCGGTCAAGAATTGGTTCATCAATGAATTCATCTTCTTCCCCGATTTTCACTTGTCGAAAACGCTGTTCAAAGCATGAATTGAAATATGACTGGATTTCATCTTCGAGATCAGCGGGATCTTCCCATTTATTCGGACGACCAACACGGCGGATCTGCGGAATAGCCATTGCGCGTTCATACTCGATTTTTCTTGACATACCACAATTGTATCACGCCGGAAGGCACTGTGACACGATTTGAAACTTGTTTTGTGAGCAATTGAAGGTGTCACACTTCAAAACGTGTAAAAATAAGGCTATTTTGGCTACTGTCACATTGAAGTGTGACACTTGTGACACTAGTGTGACACCAATACGTTGAGGAACAAGGCTGAAATCTGCTGTCACAACTGTCACTATACTTTTATATAAAGTATATAATATAAAAGTAGACACTTCCCTGAAAGTCTTGAGATGGTGCTGTGACAGTGTGACAGTGTGACACCCCACACAATACCCTTATTTGTAGCCCTGTAATCGAAAAAGCAAGTGTCACACTTGGTGTGACACTTGCTTGATTTGTGACACCACCGCGTTTCACGTGGCACATATGCCACATAAGACAACTTTATTCTTCAAAGTCAAGATGTTCCGACGGCTTGTACGGAACAGCCGCGTCTGTTTCGTGAGTAGGAAACCACTTCCGAACTTTTTCCCCGTCACGCCTACGTTGTGAGTATTCCAGTTTCAACACCCCTTTCAAAACCGACTTCGCACGCCATTCAAACGGCCGATCAATCACCGGCGATCTTCGATCTTCCGGAATGTTTCTATATATATAGTCATAGACATCGCGAATACTGATCCCGTCTTCCCGATAGTCTGGTTTCATTGACTGATACATAGCGATCACGTCGTCTTCAATAGAATCGGCCATTCTCGATCCTTCCTGAAGTTCTTTTGCTCGATCTTCCGGATATTCCCATGTCGTTTCTTCCTTCCGCGCGTATGCTTCAGCAAACAATTGATCCCGGTTCGCTTTCAACCATTCTGTGTCAGCCTTGTGTTCTTCCGGCATTTTTACGATCAACCACCGGCGATTCCCGGTGTCGTCCTTCAGATATTCAGTATCGTTCGTGGTCATACAGAACACACATTGACGCGGGTGTTCCTTGTCGCTCTTAGCATATGGTGCGCGATACTTGTCATGCGTTCGCGTGATGATTGCTTTCAAAGCCTTGGTTTCCGATCGATTGAGCGTTTCCCCTTCAGAAAATTCCACAAACACCCGGCCATCAAATTGCATGAGGAAATCTTTTGAATCAGCCCGGATCGTTGTTTCAACGTGATACTTCCCGCCGCCGAGAATAGAAAACGCGGTCGTCTTCCCTACCCCTTGCCCACCTTGCACAACAAGAACGTGGTCATACTTTGTCCCCGGCCATATCAGACGTTGCACCGCAGCTTTCAGCCAGTTCGCGCCGACCTTCTGGTGATATTCATCATCTTCGACACCGAATGTTTTCGAAATCCACGAATCAAGCCGTGGTTCTTGATCCCATTCAAGCCCGGTCAACCATTCGACCGCTGAATTAAATTCACAATCCTTCGCCCGACGGTTCACCGCGTCTTCAACAACCGATCGGGAAATACTGTTAATTTCAATTTCACGTTGCAACCACATCTGCGCGGTGACAATATCTTCCGCTTCCATTTCTTCACCTTTGAACAAAATTTCCTTCCGGAAGGTGTCATATTTGAATGCGTACTTCCAGTCGGAATGTGATTCAAGCGCGAACACGGCATTGGTCACATCTTTATATGCGCCGGCTTTGTTTCCACGCAGACGCATTTTGATCGCTTCAACGTCGGAAACTTGAAGCGGCGATTCGATCAACTTTTTCGTTTCTTCGACGTTCACCCGGTTGGATTTTTCCTTTGTAGCGATCGATTCAAACGTGCGCTTCAGTTCAGCGTGATCAAGTGGCGGTGAGTATGTCGCGTTGATATTTTCAATCACTGGCCACACTTGCGAGATCCACAATCCTTCCGGGACGGTTGCCAACATCGAGCCGATCACCTTTGTGATTGAATCGTTGCGACCGCCGGACGTGACCCCGACATTATCATTCAGTGAGAATGAACCGATCGAGCCGGACTTCTTTGAAGTCTTGCCGCCGTTGAACATTTTGATCGGGAACGGATTGTATACGTCCTGATTTTCTTTTCGTGCCGTGTACGTGCTTGAAGGCGGTGCGACGACATACCCGCCATCGTTTCGAATATCGACCCCGGGAAGATTATCCCACCCGCGAGCGACGTTCTTGATTCCGTCTTGATAGTCATAATATAAATGTGAACCGCCGGACGGTGTATCGACCGTGTGTGTTGCCGGGAAAATCTCCGGTGACATATGCGGCGTGTCTTTCACGTCGATATCAACCACGGTGATATTTGAGAT